AATAGCCACACCAGCCTCAACATTAGGAGGAACACTACCCTCCATAATCTCATTCAAACCAAACGTATCCTTCAAACGAGCACCAAGATCCTGCAAATGATCAAACACATACGCAGGCATACTAGGCACCGGAATAGCCTCAGGAACCTTACCAGCAACCGGATTATACTCAAAAATAGCACCCGGCTCATCAGTAATACGCTGACGCAAAGAACCAACCGGAGCCAACATCTGCGGCTTCAACGTCAAATTCTTATACTCAATAATCTGCGACAACGAACGATTAAGTTCCTTCTGAAGCGGAATAGCATTCTCCACAACACTACCATCCCACAACTGACCCGGCACACGAATACCCGGAAACTTCACAAGAGGCAACTTCTCAAACGGATAAGGCCACGGAGCATCATACAAAACAATACTAGGATTCTTCGTAAACACCACAAAACGACCCTCCGGATACTTAGGACCCGGAAGAAAATACCCATAATACACAACACGAACATTCTCAGTCGTCTTAGACTCCATATTACCAAACGAACCCGGCAACTGCTCATCAGGATAACGATTAATAGCATTCGCCGGAAGACGAACACCATAACGCTCCTGAATCTCATCAGGACTCATAGGATGCACACAAAACGCATACTTACAATCCTCAAACACCTGAGCCGAATCATCCAACAACACATCAAACGGAGACAACACATCAACCTTAATATCACCCTGATAAATACGCTGCTCAAACTGCTCCGTATCAACACCCATCTCCTCAAGATTCTTCTCAAAAAAATGCTTAACCATAGGATCAACAATTGGCTGACCATCAGGACTCATCATAACCTTCATACCCGGCCCAGACTTATCATCCCAAGTAACCTTCCAAAAACCATTACCACAAATGATACTCCACATCATCGCCTCTTCACGCTTCTCAGTCAAATGAAACGCATCCCACCAATACTCAAGAAGATTCTCAGCAACCTGCGCAGCCTTCTGAGCCTCATACGAAGCCTGACCCGGCGCAGCAAAAAACTGTGGCTTAGACTTAACAAGCCGCGACAACAAAGACTGAGAATTAGGAGCAATCTGATTACTAATCAACCGCACACGATAACGAGGCTTATCACCCTCATCCGTAGGCAACGACTCAATACGCCGCGACTTACGATTATAAAACACATACTGCTTACCCTTATAAAACGCCAAATTAATCTTCCACTGACGCTCCAACAAATTCCTCTGACGCTGCAACTCATCAACACGCTTAACGAGACTGGTAGCAGGAGCGAAACCAGCAGGAACTTCTACATTGTTATTCGACTCCTCCAATACCACCCTCCTTAAATATTAAACAAACTCTAAATCACCCGGAGCAAGACCAGCCTTAGACAACAAATCATTATACTCCTGAGGAGTAATAAGACCCGTATTCAACGCCCAATCAGCATCCTGCTCATCCTCACTAATCCTTAACTGGCCCATCGGAACGTCGCTTAGAGGCTGACTTCCCTCCAACCGCAACCTCTCCAACCGAGCCTTCTCCTCCTCCAACGCCAACATCCGATCCGTCCACGTTTTCTGAGTCTCCAACAACGACTCCATCACGCTTAGTAACAACATATCCTGCTGCTTCCGCCAACCGAACAATGGTATCCTCCTTAACCACTTTTGTCTTACCATTAGACTGATAAGGAAACGCCTTATTAGCCAACCCAGTATCAATAGCCTCCTCGCCCGGAAAAATACGCTCCCCAGTCAAAGCATCCGCCATATTACTATGAATAATCATACTACCACATACTCCCCATCATATCATCAACAAAACGATCCTCTTTACTACCACTAGGACGATCATTAATCACCCAATCAGGTAAACCACCCGGATTCTCAGTAGGCAAAGGATCAACAAAACCATCCAACAAAGCACCAGCAGTCCTCAAAGCAATCTCCATACTATCCAAACAGTCATCCTTAGGCTTCTGCAACGCAGAATCATAATCAACCCACTCCTGAATAAAATCAGCATGATCCTTCTTAATCCTAACCTTACCAATCCTAAACAAAGGACTCATAGCAAGAATACGCTCCCACTTCTTACCCTTAGCAAACATAGGAACAACAGGAGGCATACTCGTAAGACGCTCAGTCTGCTGCACCAACGCAGCCTGATAAGCATTAGACTCAATACCAATAATCTGCGGCTTATGACGCAAATAAAACTCCTCAATCTTAAGAAGTTGCTCTGCGAATGGAATTCGCGCCGCGTACTGCTCTAGTAGAAACACCTCGTTAGAGTCTGCTACCCCAATAATTGTGATCACGAACCTGTCCGCATTAGCGGATAGGCTGATCGCTGGGTCAACTCCCATGTATTTACGCAGTTTAAGCGGTTTTCCTTCCGAATCTAACAGATCCGTGCTGTCATAATAGTGAAGCCAATCTCCGGCTAGGTCTTTGCCTGCCATGCTGTCAAAACTCGCCATGTACTCTTGTGCGAATAGCAGTGGATGATATCGTGACTTCACATACTCCCATTCTTCTTTACGGAAGTAAGGATTATCAATGCTTCTATACTCTACGCGACTATTATTCTTATCTTCGCGTGAGTCTTTTGAGAAGAATTCTTCATAAAACCAGTTTTTCTGGTTAGGGGTGGTGGTTGTGATAAGTAATCCTTGCTTATCTGAGAGGCTTGGTCGAATAACTCCCCAAGATTCATCATTTTTGATGAATGCTGCCTCGTCCATCCATAGGATATCCAAGCCTGCGCCACGAAGTGATTGTGGATCTTCAGCAGATTTGAATTCTACTAGGCTTCCATTAGCGAATTCGAAGCGTAATCCACCCTTGTTCTCTTTTACCTCTTTACCAATCGTAATTCCCGCTTTAATACAAGCCTCGCGGAATGTCAAATACGACGGACGACCCACCTTATACGAGGCGGATAGCGCCCAAACCCATAATGGCTGGTCGCTCTTGCGTCCGTGTGCATCCAAATGGAATTGTTCTGGATGCAAACAATAAAAAAGTACTTCCCAAGCAGCAGAAAGAGTTTTTCCACCGCGCCGCCCCGCTACCAAGTGCCTGAATCGTGTCAGTTTAGCACCATGCTTATCCGTATGGAATAGGATTTGATAATAATGAGGCGCATACCCCTTAGAAAGGAACCATCCAATCTTTTCGGGATATTCTAGAATAGTGTTTTCTAGTGCTTTTGCACTGATTTTCTCATCATTATACGAGTAGTTTCCCACGATTCTCCTTAATGGGGACGATGATCCCCACACTTAGGACACTTAGAATAATACGCGGGATGTTCTAGATCACACGTATGACAATACCATGGCTCTTTGCGAGCCTCTTTGATGCGGCGTTTAGGCTGCACATTACTACCAAACATAAAAACTCCTTAAAATAACCGATAACCCCAGAAACTAGAATGAGCCGCATAAATTGGACTAGACTGAATATTCCTAGATCTAACATCTACATAATCATTAAGAGCAAGAGACAATACAATACTAGAACTAGACACATAACCAGCAGCGGCGGACGTAATAAGGGGATTCAAATCACCACTACCAGAAGGCTGATAGACTTGTACTGCGTTTTTATTAAAACAAATAGAGGTAGCACCCTGAGGATAATAAGACGTTCCAAAAAAATAAGTACCGGCAACAGGGGCTACAAAACGAGATAAAGAAGTATTAAAATTACTTCCAATATCTATATTAATAATATTAAATGGAATAACTGCGCCAGCAGCAATTGTAACATTACCACTACTACTATTAACATGAAAACACGGTGTGTACGTTAAAGTAGTATCTGCAACACTAACCCAAGAAGCGCCATTATAAATATACAACTTCTTAGTATCTGTTTCATAAAACTGCTGACCAGCATACATACCCGTCATAGCCGTACGATCCGCCGCCAAGCCAGTAGTAGCACCAGTATTAGGAAAAGACTTAGCCATACATCACCACTTAATAATATAATTAGTCACAACATACGGAACAGTATCCGTCGGACTACCACCAGTAGCAGGAGCCGAAGGAGCAACAGTAATAGTATGCGAATGATTACCATTAGAATTAGCAACCAAATTCACACCGGCGCCAAAATTATTATAACCATTAAGATTACCCATAATAAACGTGGAACCATTACCACTATTCGGAGAAGCATAACCCTGATCAGTATGACTAACACTATGCGTATGAGCACCAGTAGTATTAGAAGAAGCCGTATGACCATGCTGCGGACGACGATTAGCCTCAGCCAAACCATCATTATCCGTACGAGCATCAACACTACTATTAGCACTATTCAAACCAAACGGCACACGACCACGAAGATCCGGCAAAAGGAAATTACCACCAGCATCAGTACCATAAGCATCAACACCAAGCACAGCATACAAATCAGCATACGTAGTCGTAGACTTAGCAGAACCATCACACAAAAACCAACCCGCAGGAATACTACCACTCAACCCACCAAACGGAGCAATCAAACCAACAGGAGCATAATAAGTATTACTCTTCATCAAAGAAGCAAAAGCCGACAACTCATCAACCAAATCCTTCAAACCAGCAAAATTATCAACAACCGCATCCGAACCAGAAACAATAGTACCAACCGCCGCAGAAGCAACCGCAGCATCCGCAACAATCGCATCCAACTTATCAGTAAAAGCATTAGCCACAAAATCACCCCTCAAGCAAAATAGAATAAAAAAAAAACACCCTCTACTAATAATAACACATCAAAACACACAAATCGGACATCAAAACCGTAACCTTAACAATATCTTAATAATATAACACCAAACTAAGCCAAACTCATTTTGTACAAAAAATATAAACAGTATAATTATATATGATGTGGGGTGTGTGAACGGGGGTATGCACATGCATATGCGTATGCTCAGGAGCCGAGTTTGTCATATTTTACAAGGAGGAGCCTACTAGAATGATGTGATATTTTACGACGAGATTTTACGACGATGTAGAATATATTATATAATACCTTTGGTATTATATGTATTATAATCAGCCTTATAATATACTATGTTACTCTATAGTATATTATATATATATATACTACTACATAGTAGTAGTATGCTTATACCAACTATGTTGGTATATCTTTATTGGTGTAAAGAATATAGATTAGGTAGTAATGTATTACTACTACTAATCTATGTATTAGAGCCAAATAC